TGATGACTCCAGATCATCCAAAGCATTCTGGCGCACTAGGCTGGTGTATGGATTCATGTAGCTGCCAATCGAGCCAGGGCCAGTCATGCCGAGGTTGGCTTGTGCCGCCTGCAATTCGGCAGGCTGGTATGTCCCACTGAGTGCGGCCATCTGGGCAGCGTAGTCGGTGCTGCTAATGCCTGGGCCACCCAAGCCGGTATTGACAAGCTGTTCCTCACCAGCCGTATACAGCGGGTTGTAGCCTGCAAACTGTTGGACGGGCAATGCAGTTGCCACACCTTGAGCCGTTGCTATGTTTGAAAGAAACGCATTCTTGATGTCAGGATCGATTGAGGTCGATGAAGTTGTGCTGCCGCCTTTTGACATTTTGTGCCCCTTAACCGAGTAGAGATTTCATTTTTTTGGCAGGAATCTTGCCAGCGTTAATCATGCCAAGCAGACCTTCGCCATACTTTTTGACTGCTGATTTTTTTATGACGTACTCGCCAACCTGTAGCAGGCCGTGGCCCTGATCTGGGCCTTTAGGGTCTGGGCCTTTGAGCCGGTTTTTGGTGACTTTGCCCCCCTTGGCGTAGCCATAGGCGCTGTCAAAGGAGCTTGTCCCGCCCATAGATGTGTCGCCCCAACTACCATCTCCACCATAACCACCAGGGCCAGGATCAGCATCAGCAGGTGATCCACCACGCCCAGTGGCTCTAGCATCAGCATCAGCAGCAGCTAGGCCAGCAGGGTCATTAAAGCCAAGACCATAATCATTTAATCCACCGCCATCGCCCTGTATTGATCGGTCTACTTGATTAGCCCTTTGCTGTGCTTCTAAATATGCAAGAGCACCAGCGAAACTAGCTGCATCCCTAGCCGCTGCTGCCTCTCTAGCCGCTGCTGTGTCCTCGTTTAAAGCGGTTTGCATGCTGGTCATGGAAACTGCTGTTGGCGAGGACACATTTGTTATTGCTGTATCTTGTTCTGCCTGCGCTCGCGCCTGCTCTTGCGCCGCTTCGTTCATTGCGTTAATTTCACTTTGCCGGAAAGATTCTCTTGCAGTCTGATAAGCCCGTGGATCAACTCCCATTGAAATCAGACGCTGATCATTTACAAAGCCAGGCTCAAGATATTGTTGCAATTTACCAAGAGATGTATTCCCAAAAATCTTTTGGCCAAATTGAGTTATTGATGCCAAAGTTGGGTTTTCAAGATAAAACGCAGCTTTTTCTGCATCGGTCATGGTCTCCCATGCAGAGGTAAAGTTACCACTCATATCCGTTGTTCCACCAATGCCTCTTGTGGTAGCAGCACCAGGTACATAAGTGGTAGTGCCACCACCAGTACCAGTGCCACCACCAGTGCCACCACCAGTACCAGTACCAGTGCCACCACCAGTGCCACCACCAGTGCCACCACCAGTGCCACCACCAGTGCCACCACCAGTGCCACCACCAGTGCCACCACCAGTGCCGCCACCAGTGCCACCACCAGTGCCACCACCAGTGCCACCACCAGTGCCACCACCAGTGCCACCACCAGTGCCACCACCAGTGCCACCACCAGTGCCACCACCACCGCCGCTATAAGTGCCTGTAGAACTGCCGGTACGGGTAGTGCTGCCAGGCTGCACCCTATAAGACCCCATCGTTCCGTATGGGTTGACAAAAGGCTGAGTCTGCGAGATCAAGTTTCTGTATCGATTTTGAGAACCGCCAATACCAGGCTGGGTCAACAAATACTGCTGATATAACTCTTCCATTGTTGCCATGTCATAGCTCCTTTGCTAGTACAGCCCACTGTGGACTGTAGCCCTCATCCTTTAAAAATGTCTTTGCCCAGCCCTTGCGGCCAGCCAAAGTCACCCGTGTGCAGCCAATTGACTTGCCCCAAGACTCAATCAACGGCTGCATTCTTGAGATTTCATCTAGGTCGCCACCGGCTAAAAAAACATGCATGTTTTTCAGCCTCGGATAGACAATGATTTCTGTCAATATTACCGAGTTTTGGGCTGGCCACAGTTGCAGCCTGTTATCCAAAACCATCTCGGCAACATCATCAAAATAGTGTGTTCCACCAGAGTATTCTAAAGCAGCCTCAACATGATGGCGCAGCCTTTCCAAATGCTCTTGATCGCTCATCTCTTACCGCTGGCCACCGCATCCAGCCGCATCACCCCAATACGCCAATCGGCCAGCACCGCACCCGTCACCTTCATGTTGACCTGCCGGCCAGAAAACCGGACAGAAGTCGGGTTGGCCGCTGTATATGGCCCGAATGTGGACTCCGTACCCGTTGGGTAGAGCCTAGTCTTGAACGACACTACAGCCTCGCCCAAGGTCTGCTCATCGGGTATTACCTCACGAATACTCATAACATTGTCGCCATTGCCAATCTGGATTGGGCCGGACTCTGCAAACAGTGTTGCGCCGTCATAGTTAAACCCGACCTCATGCTCGTTGACCTCGCCAGTCTCATCGACCATTAGCGGCAGCGTGAAGACGCCAGCGTCAGTGCCTGCTAACCGCGCCAATGTGCCGATGGCCCAATGCCCCTCGCGGTAGTTGTATGTCACATAGGAGTCGTTCTCAGTGCCTGCATTGCTGGGGTAGAACCACCAAATCTCGCCAAACTTGCTGTTATGCACAGCATGAACCTTTGCACGCTGGTCCAAGTTGATATTGTTAAAAACGAAATCGCTGACATCGCAGGGCAATGGCTTGGCGTAGCCGTCATAAATCCAAAAGCCCGATTGGCTCATCCAGATCGCTGCCGTATCAATGGCGGCCACCGCCTGGGCAGAAATCAATCCGCACCCAGAGCCAGCCTTCTCAAACCCGTAAACAAATGGCGCACCCACATATTGCGCTGTATGCACATCCACATCGGTAAACAGCAGGTTGATGCCCTTGACCCTCTTGCCAGCCATCAGGCTGCCGGCAGTGGTCAGTTCATAGTCACCGGCTAAGTTGTCTGTTGCCGGAGTCCACAGAGTATTGTTTTCTTGGTCACACCATTGAACTTTTCTGGGGTTGCCACCAGCGCCAAGTGCAAACAGGAAACGCTCGGCAGTTACAAGAATTGCACTGTTGCCAGTGGGGGCGTTGGTGATTACAGCCGCCAGTGTCGGCGTTGTAAAGCCTAGCTGCCACTCGTAAATCTTGCCATCGGAGTTTGAGCAACCCACCAAGTATTCACCCCAAGTGTCCAAGCTCCAAGTGGTGGCTACATTTGCTGTTCCAGTGTCGGGCCGTGGCACGCCATAAGCAAAACTGCCATAAAGGTTTTGGCCGTAGCCAGTGGTAGATGTGGAATCAATAAAACCAGTTGTAAATCCAGTGGGTGTGATGTCCTTTAAAACGCCCAAAACATCCATCGCAAACAGCTTAGAGTGAGTGCCAAGGCCGATGTAAGAGTCGGCAGAATTGTCACGCCAAGTGATGATCGCCCTGCAAGCTCCGGTCACAGTTGAGGCCGACTTCGCCCTCCAGCCGTTGACAGGCCGGAGCGTTTTTTCGTACCAGCGCACAAGGTTGGCATCGTGCCACCGCCCAGCAGACTGATATTCAGTGCCGTTGCGGTAGACGCCTGGGGGCAGTTTGATGGGTATGTACATAATCAGATTGTCGGTAGGTTGGACACAAAGCTAATTGTCGCAATAGCCGATGGAACTGCTGGTCGCGTTGGGCTGGCGCTAGCAGCGTACTGCTCAATCGTAACGCCAACATCGGTTGGCCGCCACATGATTTCAACATAGTCGTTTGCATTTAATGTCAAAAAATAATTCATGGCCGCAATCGTGTGGTACGGGTCACCAACACCCTTTCTGGGTGCAAAGCCAAACCTACTATTTGAATTTGCTGCATTTGTTCCATTGACCCGAAACCAGACATCCACATCCTGAGATGCGTTTGTTGTATTTGTAAACTGAATGGAAAATTGTATGTTCCAGATACCGCTGTCAACCACAGTGATCCTAGAGCCACTGGCTATCGTCACGCCATTGCTGAAGTCTGTGGTGTTAAATGTTATTGGATAGGCCGTAGTTGTATTGGCCGCCACCTGGTCGGTTGAGTCTTGAAAAGCCCCATGCGGGTTGTTCAAAAACTTACCGCCCCTGATGCCAAACAATGCGCCCAGCGTGCTGATCAGATTCCTAAAGTAGCCGTTCAATGCGCCATTGACTTCAGACACATACCTGCGCTCATACGCCTCTGGGGCAAAGCCCAAGCTGGGAATTGACGGGACTTCTAGTTGTTGATTCTTATTGGCCATAGCATGATTATTGATCAGTCAAGATAAAAATAACGCC